TGCGCTTGAATTTGCATCTGAGAAGCCATTTGCTGTTCTTGAGCTTTTTGCTGTTGCTCCATTTCTTGTTTAGCCTTACGCTTAACTTTTAGCAATTGATTTGCCATTTTTATATTAGCAAGTTCTCTAATATCAATAGCATCTTCAAGATTTATATCCATTTTAGATAATGCCATTTGAATATTTTGCTCTAACATAGCTTTCTCTTCTTCATCTGGAGCCATTTCTATAAAAATACCAAAGTCATGCAAGTATAGATTTTTAATATCTTCAAGTATTCCTAAGTTATACTTACCAATCTGCATAGCAAATTCATCTTTAAAGTCTGCGTACTCTAAAACATCTGCTGTTCTAATCGACAAACATTCAGCTAAAGTTTTTGTTATGTATAAACTTGCATTTAAAATATGCCTAGTAGCTACATTAGAATTTAAAGCTGCTAATTTTTGAACACCTACTAAAGAATTAGGATCAGGACTAGACCCATCTCTCGCTTCATTTAAGCCTGTCACAGACCTTATCATATCTAAATAATGATTGTAGTTGGTAATAAGCATTTGCATCTTACTAGCACCACTATTTGATGTTAATTGTTGAATAGGAACTCTTGCGTTGTTATACTCTCCATCTCCAGTATAACTTCTACCAATAACACTACCTGTTTGAAAGTATAGCCTTAAAGCATCTTCGGGATTATAGGCATTACCTGTTCCAAGATCAACCTCGTTTAATCCATCTGCATCTATAAAAACACCATCAGGTACAATACGAGAAACAACTTGTTGTATTTTTAAATGAGTCATTTGGATTAAATCTGCAAATGGAATCATTCTTCTAACTAAAGACTCTAAAGATCCTTTATACATTTTAGGCGCACAAGCTACATAGTTAGAGTATGCATATTGACTAGAGGATTTTGGTCTTACCATATTTTCTCCTAGCTTCCACTGAAGCATAATATTAGTACCCATAACCATTACACCATCATACCAAACATCAATTTTTTTAGTTACTTTCTCAAAATCTCCTTCATCCATCATTTCCTGTGGTGGATTAAATTGATCGTCTTTTTGAACCACTTTAAAAGTTCCATCAGACATTTTCTTTTTCTTGTAAACAAAAGAATGAGTAGTTTTGTAATTAAAATAAAGCAAAGTAGCGGTGTCTCTAGAAAACATACTGTTATTGTATGCTGCCGCACCATCATAATAGTCATACCATGATTGGCTATATTTAGAAATATCACTTAAATCATCATTAGTCAGTGTAGGATCAATTTTTATAAGTTCTGTCATTGGAACTGTTTTTATTTCACCCCAATAAAAAGTGTCTTTAAAATAAGGATCTTCAGTATAACTGTAAACAATATTTGCTGGATCACAATACTCAACCCTCACACCATCTCCAGGAAGAAACATATGTTTACCAATACCAATTCCTAAAGTAGTAATATCAAGATCAATTCTTTTTCTACTTTCGCTATAGTGATTAGCAGAAAATATAGTATCAATAGCAGTTTCTTCAGCTATCTCAATAGCTGGCTTGTAATTCATTTGCATAAAAAGTTCTAACTCTTGATCATTTTCAGGCAACTCATCTTCGCTTGTTTGAAAAGCATCAACTCCAAAGTCAGTATTTATTTGTTGCAACAAAGGTTTTGCAATCATATCGCTTTGAATCATTTCTTGAAACTGATTTCTTTTTTCGGCAGACATAGCATCTTGAGCAGTAGCTTTTACTTTAAAAAGCCTATCATTCATACCGTTTACAACAATATCTACAAATTTAGGAATAATAGGAACAGGTGTCCAATCTAAATTTAAATAAGATAAATCTCCATCAACAGAAATTTCGTTCTTGTATTTTGCAATAGACTGCTCTCCACGAGCATACAATCTTAGTTTATTAAACTCTGCCCATTGAGAATAAAACCTACAAGATCCTCCATCTCTTCTAAACCATTCATATTGTATTGCTTGTCCTATTTGCAACCCATACTCCATAGTGTCTTTTACCGAATCAGAAGCAAATTGATCTGGAAACGCAGCTGAGTTAACTTGTATTTTTACGTCTTTCATTTATTTAAGTAATTGACTAATAGAATTTTTATTGTTATATCTAGCAAAGTTAATGCTTATTTTTGATTTTTCTTTAGCTGGTGTATATAGGTGTTTTTGATTAGCCATTATAGCTAAACCCGAACTAATAGAGGCATCAAATTTTGTTCTATTATTTATATCAAACTTTGCCCAATCCTCTAATGTTTTTTGAAAATACATTATTCCCATATCATCAGGATCTCTATAATTTCCAATTAAATCTAAACCAATATGTTTTTCTATATAAGATTCTATAGCAGAAGCATGAGACTGTTTTACATCCTCACTAGAATTAGGTATTCCACCTAACTCTCTTTCTGTCTTAGAAAGTTTATTAAATGTTTTGTCTGGTCTGTTTATACTAAAAGCTCTATAACCTCTATTTTTAAAATGATACAATAATCTTGGTTTATTATTTTCACATAATATAGGCATACCATAAAATATACAAGCCATTAAAACTTCTTCAAAAAAAATCTCTGCCGTTTGTGGCCTAGCAATATACTCTAAAAAAAACTCATTGCTTGGAGCTGTATCCATATTAAATTTAGTCATACCATGCAAAGAACCGTTAGATCCCTTACCAACAACAACACCTGAAATATCATATGAATCACAACCAAAAGATCCAATGTGTTCGTTTCCAGGATATTTTTTACCGTTTTTTATAACAACATGATTTCTTAATGATTTCTCAGGTATCCAAGTTACAAAAAATCTTCCTCTTTTATCAGGAGTCCAAATAACCCTTGTATCTTTAACACCATTATGCCAAGAAAAAGAACCTTGAGTCATATGCTGTTTTATCATTAAAGAATCATTATAATCAATTTGCTGATATATTTTAGTAAGATTAAACAAAGACTGTTTACTTTCATCTCTAAAAGCATGAGATTCTGTTCTAGGAAATTGTCTGTAGAATTCATTTAACGCATCTGGATCACTAGACAAAGAATCTACTTCGTTTTGCCAATAATCAATAGCTCCTTGAGTAATCATTTCCCCATCTATTCCAATTATAGGTTTTTCAGGAGTGTAAAAAACAGGCATTCCATATCTATCAATAAACCCCTCCATGTTAAATTCCATCGGGATAAAAAGTGAATATAATCCGCTTTTTGTTTGACCGTTTGAATTACGCTTAGTAACATCAGAATCATAATAAAGCTTTTTAAAGTTTTCACCTCCTTTATCTAAAGCATTTGATGTTGATCCCATCATGCATTTGCCAATAATTTTACTACCTAAACGCAAACAAGTTTTAGTAATCCCCCAGTTTTTTATTATACTATTAGGTTTTTCCCACTTTCCACTTTCATCATGAATTAACAATTTTAATTTTTCCCCATCATAACTATTGTCTCCTGTGTTTTTCCAGTCAATCGTTGTATCTAAACCCTCAACCTCATCAACCTCATCCTCATACATATTTTTTTTAGTAATCTTAGAAGCAGGTACTCTGTATGCTAATTCTGTTTTAGGTTTATCCATACCATCTTGTATAGGCTTAAAGAAAAAAGGATAATTATTAGATATAGGAACTACCTTATCGGTAAACATTTTTTTAGCATCAGCTCCAGTTTTAGAAAGAATACCTATTCTAGCATCTTTAGTTATTGTTCCAATATTAGCGCATTCTTCACTTCCCATATAAGAAAAACCAGATCTTCTAATTTTTAAATAATCATTACCGAAAGATCTTTTATCTGCTTTACAAGCTTCCCAGTGAATAAAAAATATTCTATTTGCTTCCCTAAAATCAGGAAGGCCTACATCTATTTTTGTGTGCTGAATATACATCCAATGAGAACCAGTTATATAAGTTGGAACGCCATTGTTTTTAAACCAGTAACCTTTTTCCCTGTAATCAAACTGTTTTTCTATATAATCAACCCATTGATTTTTAAAGCTAGAAGACGTATTATGCCATTGAAATATAGATTTTATTTTAGTTAAAGCTTTTGGTATTTCTTGAGCCTTCCAGTATTGTTCAGAAGAAACTTTACTTTTTATATAAATATCTTTTTCTAAAAGAGGTAGAGCTATTCTTAATCCTTGAATAGAAATAATATCTCCTATTTTTCCAGACTTAGAAATAACAACAATATCGTATTTTTCATTAAACCCATATTTCCAAGATTTAGCTTTATTTTTAGTAGCTAAAACATTATTAGGAATTAAGTTTACAATTTTTATATATAATTTATGTTGATCTTGATTCAGCAAATCCTTTTGGCGCGTTATTTGTTTTATTATCCACTCCTTCTATTTCGTCTTTTTCTTCTTGAATTCTTTTTAGTATCTCAAAAGCATCAAATATAGCTAATTTTTTAGTTGCCGCAGCATTCTTTAATTTATCAGCTGCTAATTCATCATCTTCTCCATACTTTATAATTTGCTCTTCAGCAACTTTTATTAATTGTTGAACAGCTTTTTCTCCAGCTTTTATAATTTGAAGTTTAATTTTCTTTACATCCATTTCATTTAAATTTATAAAACATTACAAAAACTTTTCTTCCTTCTTTCCAACCCTCATTAGGGTATTTACTATGAAAATAATTTGCTGGGTATGATACTAATCTATTAGGCTTATAGTCAACAACTTGTCTTAGTTTCCACTTAGTCAAATCATTTGAATCTGATTTAATCATAGTGTCATACTCTTCATTTGTACAATTATCAAAAAGTTTTTCCC